GATGGGGTCGTGACGACACTGACCCCTACCCGAAAGGAACAAAATGAAAACAACGCTAGCGAAGATTCGCGCAGCAAGTCCATGCCCTGACGGCTGGGAGAAGCTGTTGCGCCATTTGGGAAAGACCGGGGCTGATGATGAGCCGCTGAGCCTAGCAACCGTTCTTGATAGCAATGGTCTGACAGACGCTACTTGGTGCTTACGAGCTGTGAATGGCTACAACCGGGAAAAGCGACTTTTCGCCGTGTGGTGCGTTCGCCAGGTGCAGCACCTCATGCCTGACAAGCGAAGCATCGATGCGCTGGACGTAGCCGAGCGATACGCCAATGGCGAGGCGACGATAGATGAGCTTGTCGCAGCCCGCGACGCCGCCGCCTATGCCGCCGACCACGACACCGCCAACGCCGCCGCCAACGCCGCCGCCTACGTCGCCTACGACACCGCCAACGCCGCCGCCCACGCCGTCTACGACACCCAAACCGCCGCCGCCTACGTCGCCTACGACACCCAAACCGCCGCCCACGCCGCCGCATCCGCCGCCGCCGCAGCATCCGACTACAGAGTGATCTTCGCCGCAGACGAACGCGGTAGCGACTACAAAGTGATCTTCGCCGCCGCCCGAGCAGCACAAGCCGCTGAGCTTAGCCGCGTGATCGCCTGTATCGACGCCGGACAAGACCCCTACCCGAAAGTCACGAAATGAAAACAACGCTAGCGAAGATTCGTAAAGAAAGCCCCTGCCCTGACGGATGGCAGAAGCTGCGGCGCCACTTGGGAAAGACCAAGGCTGATGACGAACCGCTGAGCCTGGAGGTTGTTCTAGACAGCAACGGCGTGCGAGACACAATCTGGTGTTTACGCGCCGTGGATGGCTACGATCGCGAGAAGCGACTTTTCGCCGTGTGGTCCATCCGCCAGGTGCAGCACCTCATGCCTGACCAGCGATGCATCGAGGCGCTGGACGTGGCCGAGCGCTTCGCCAATGGCGAGGCGACGATAGATGAGCTTGATGCGGCCCGCGACGCCGCCTACGCCGCCGCCGCCGACGCCGCCGCCGACGCCGCATACGCTGCCTCCCATGTCGCCTACTGCGTCGCCCACGAAACCGCCGTCGCCGCCGCCCACGCCGCCGCTGCCAACGCCGCTGCCCATGCCGCCAACGCCGCCGCCTACGTCGCCGACCACGACACCGCCAACGTCGCCAACGTCGCCTACGACACCGCCAACGCCTCCGCCTACGTCGCCGCCCAAACCGCCGACGCCCAAACCGCCTACGAGGTCGCTTGGGACGCTGCCCGAGCCGCCCAAACCGCTGAGCTGCGCCGCGTGGTTGTCTGTATCGAAGCTGGCCAAGATCCCTACCCGAAAGGAACGAAATGATTTTGCAAGCAACCCAAGACTGTTTGATCGTCCGACCTGACCTTGAAAAACACGAGCTTTTCGTGCTGCTGCGACAGAAACAGACGGGTACGGGCACCGTGATTTCTGTTGGCCCTGACGCCACAGATGTTAAAGTCGGTGATCGGGTGCTGTTTGGTGATTCCATCGGTCAAGACTTGCAATGGCAGGGTGAACACCTGCTCGTGATGCGGGAGGCCCACACCCTCGGAGTATTTGACGCATGAAAGACAACATCGGAATCGTGGCCGCAGCGAATGTGGCAAAAAACGGCCCGTATCCGTCAAAAGGCGGTTCCGAGGACATTCTGGCCATCGCCCGGTCTCGCATGACAATGGCGATCTCGGCCATGTCTGAGACCCGCGAGAGCGAACTCGATGACCTGCGCTTCTACGCAGGCTCCCCGGACAACCAGTGGCAGTGGCCCGCTGACGTGCTCCAGACTCGTAGCGCGGTTCAAGGTCAGACCATCAACGCCCGCCCCACGCTGACCATTAACAAGCTACCACAGCACGTCAAGCAGATCACCAACGAGCAGCGGATGAACCGCCCCAGTATCAAGGTGATCCCGGCTGATGACGAAGGCGATGTCGAGGTGGCCGAGGTCTACAGCGGTGTGATCCGCCACATTGAGTACATCTCCGACGCAGACGTGGCCTATGACACTGCCTGTGAGAACCAGGTCTCCTACGGTGAAGGCTACGTCCGTCTGCTGACCGAGTATTGCGACGAGGCCACGTTCGATCAGGACATCAAGATCGGGCGCATCCGCAACAGCTTCTCGGTTTACATGGACCCGCTGATTCAAGACCCCACCGGTGCCGATGCCCGCTGGTGCTTCATCACTGAGGACATGACCAAGGCTGAGTACGAGCGGGTGTACCCGGACGCTGCGCCCATCACGACCCTGATGTCGCTTGGCGTGGGCGATCAGTCAATCAGCAACTGGATTAGCGAAAATACGGTTCGGATCGCCGAATACTTCTACATTGACCACGACAAGGCTACGCTGAACCTATACCCCGGTAACGTGACTGCGTTTGACGGCACTCCCGAAGACAAGCAGCTTCGGATGATGTTCATCAAACCCCTGCGCCAGCGTCAGTCCGACCGCAAGAAAGTCAAGTGGTGTAAGACCAACGGCTACGAGATTCTTGAAGAACGCGAGTGGGCTGGTCAGTACATCCCCGTGGTGCGTGTGGTCGGTAATGAGTTCGAGGTCGATGGTCGCCTGTACGTGTCGGGGTTGGTGCGCAACGCCAAGGACGCCCAGCGCATGTACAACTACTGGGTATCGCAGGAAGCCGAGATGCTGGCGCTGGCCCCCAAAGCCCCGTTCATCGGCTACGGCGGCCAGTTCGAGGGGTATGAAACCCAATGGAAGACTGCCAACACCCAGAACTGGCCGTATTTGGAGGTAAACCCGGACGTTACGGATGGTCAAGGTAGCGTCTTGCCCCTACCCCAGCGGGCCCAGCCTCCGATGGCGTCCAGCGGCCTTTTGCAAGCTAAGGCGGGGGCATCTGAGGACATCAAGTCAGCTACTGGTCAGTACAACGCTTCGCTGGGCATGACCAGCAATGAGCGTTCTGGTAAGGCAATCCTTGCGCGTCAGCGTGAGGGCGACGTGGGAACCTATCACTATGTGGATAATCTGGCTCGTGCTATTCGCCATGTGGGTCGTCAGTTGGTGGATCTGATCCCCAAGATTTACGATACCGAGCGGATCGCTCGTATCATTGGCGAAGACGGCGGACCATCGACCGTCAAAATGAACCCGATGCAGCAGGAACCGGTCAAGAAGATCGTGAACCAAGAAGGCGTCGTGATCGACAAAATCTACAACCCGGCTGTCGGCAAGTACGACGTGCGCGTTGTCACCGGCCCCGGCTACGCCACTAAGCGTCAGGAAGCCCTTGAGTCGATGGCCCAACTGCTGCAAGGTAACCCGCAACTGTGGAGCGTGGCCGGTGACCTATTCGTCAAGAACATGGATTGGCCTGGTGCCCAAGAACTCGCCAAGCGGTTTCAGAAGACCCTTGACCCCAAGGTGTTGGCCGACGAGGACAACCCGGCTCTGGTGGCAGCGAATCAGCAAATGGAGCAGATGGCTCAGCAGATGCAGGTCATGCAAGCCATGCTGGAGAACGTGCAGCAGAGCATGGAAGCCAAAGAACTTGCCATCAAGGAGTTCGAGGCCGAGGTCAAGGCGTACAGCGCCGAGACCCAGCGCATCAGTGCTATGCAGGCCAGCATGACCCCCGAGCAGATTCAGGATATTGTGATGGGTACCATTGCGGCTGCGGTGGACACTGGCGATCTGGTGGCCGGCACGCATGGTGTGCGCGAGACTCCACAAATGGAAGCAATGGAAGCACCCGACCAAGGAGAGATGAATGGGATGCGCTGATTTCGTGGGCGCGTTGTTCTTGGCGCGGCATTCCGGCTCCTCCCCCAAGCTAAATTTCCTCGCATAAGGAGCCGAAATGACGGTCAATCTTTCCATGTTGGCAGGGGCGGGCGCTCAATTTTTTGATAGCAACGGTACCCCATTGACCGGCGGCAAGTTGTACAGCTACGCATCCGGTACTACTACGCAGCAAACCACGTACACCACTAACGCGGGCAATGTGGCCCACGCAAACCCTATCGTTCTTGATTCGGCGGGGCGCGTGTCAAATGGGGGCGAGATTTGGCTTACTGACGCGGTTAGCTACAAATTTGTACTGAAAAATTCATCGGATGTGACGATTGCCACATACGACAATATCACGGGTAACGGCAGTGGTATTTACGATGACGTTTTTGTTCGGTTAGCACAGCCCAATGGTTCATCACTTATCGGCTTTTTGCAGTCAGGGACAGGCACGGCTGCCACTACGGTCCAGGTAAAGCTGCGAGAGAGCTTGAGTGTGTTGGATTTTGGCGCTGTAGGCGATGGCGTCACGAATGACACAGCAGCTTTTGCCAATGCAATCGCAGAAGCATGGACGACGGGTAAATCTGTTTACGTCCCTGCTGGAGATTACAAAGCAAAAATCACAATTCCTCCCTCCAGTGTTGGCGAATATCGCGGCGATGTTTTCATCATTTATGGGGACGGCGCGGCATCGGGTTTTCTTGATAACCCGTCCATTAATGGAACCAGAATTACTTCGCCCGACACTGACCCCACATTCAGGTTTGACAATACGCTTGGCCCATCAGCCGCAGCAAGTAATACTTACCGCATTCGCAACATACGTTTTCAAGGTGACAGTAGCAACCCTGTTATGTCGCTAGATCGTTTTTCTGGCGACTATTCTACTATTGAAGAATGTGAAATTCGCCAAAAAGGGTCAGGAGACGGGATTTATATCGAACATGGCTATGCGGCAACAATTCGCAACTGTTATGTGATGAATGACGATTTGGTTGCTCTTCCTGGCACTGTTAGAACTGGAACGGCGGTAAGCGTTAGCGCAACCTCTACCTTATCCGGCGGACTATTGCGTTTTGAGCACGTAACTACCCGAGGGTTCGCTACAGGTTTTGTCATTGGTGGGGCTGGCGCACCCCCTGCCCCAAGTAGTTTGTCAACTTTGCTGGAGCAGTGCGAATGTTCTACTGTGACGAATGGCATCGTTGTTGGCACAGGCGTTCGCAAGACAATCATCAACGATTGTTACTTTGAAGGCGTTGAGAACACAGTTGTTTATGACAGAGGCACGTCAACCACTGTCAGCAATTCGTTCTTTTTCGGTACATCGACCACTTGTTTTGCCACCGGTATTCGCAGCACAGATGCTACGTATGGCAACGTGTATTTTGCCAATGAGATGCAACTGAGCCATGCTGGCACAATCGGTATCGATCTTTACACCGATGGCGATGCGAATGGTCGGTCGAAGGTTGTGCGCGACAATTTCATCTACAACAACAGCGCATCAGCGGCGAACATTAACGGTGTCAGGCTGACTGGCTCTAACCCAACAGCTACCGTTCAAGGCAATATCTTTCGCCCTCGTAGAGCATGGGCTGGCACGAGTACACTGAAAATCAATGACCTTACCACGGGCGTAAACACGGGCATTGTTCCGCTGACCGATTCTCTAAACGAGTTCCCGTTGTATTCCAACATCGGGATTTCATTAGGGAATGGTGGGGTAATCAATGAGTCGGCTGTTGCCGCCGGTGTTCTGGCAATGGGCGCTGCGTCATTTGTTGACTTTGCCCCCACCGTCGCAACGAATGTCACGCAGTTGAGCATCAACGGTGTCAGCGGACGTATTGTCTTGATCACATGCAACGCAAACGTGACCTTGCAGAACGGCCCTTACATGGTGCTGGCTGGCGGCGCAGACTTCACTGGGGGCGGTCAAATTCTTTTGAATGTCCGGGTCTTGGGTGGTGTTGTGTACGCCTACGAAATCTCTAGGGCGGTATTCTGATGGCTACATACTATTGGGTTGGCGGTAACGGAACTTGGGACAACGCGAGTTCCGCAAACTGGTCGGCGTCATCGGGTGGGGCCGGTGGTGCGGGTATCCCTAACAGTACGGACACCGTGAACTTTGACTCTGGGAGCGGAACCGCTGCCCGAGTCACTGTGGCAGCGACAGCGGCTTGCACGAACGCTACCATCAACAAAGCAGACATCGCGCTGTCGTTGTCCGGGTCGCCCACGTTTGCCGGGCTTGTGACATTCACCACAGGCTCTTTGGCGCTTAACGGGTTCACTTGGACGGCGGCAAGAATCTGGAGCAACAACACCAACACCCGGTCAATTTCTTTCGGTGGTGGCAAGTTTGTGGCCACTGGTGGGGGGTCTGCTGGTGTTGTCGCTTGGGACTTCCGAGACTTGACGAATTTAACCCTCGTCGGAGCCTATGCGGTTGATTTCACTTATTCAGGTTCGACTGGTAGCCGATTGATTTACCATGCCAGCACTGCTGGAAATACGGAAGCCAACGGCTTGAACGCCACGGTTATCGGAGGCGGTGATTCGTTCAGCAATGCCCCCAACACAAGATATAACAACCTGGTGTTTTCAGGGTTCACTGGAACGTACCCGATTGGCAATGGCGCAGCACAAACGATCTACGGCAATTTGACGCTATCGTCTGGCATGACGTTGACCGATGGCGCAAACACCACCACGTTCGCATCCACAAGCGCCACCCCTCGCGTCATCACTTGCGCAGGCAAGACCCTCAACTGCAATGTCAACTTCAACGGTGTCGGCGGGTCTTGGCGGTTCGCTGATTCTTTTACTGTTGGCTCCGCGCGCACGATGACGCTGACAAACGGAACGATTGACTCCAACGGCCAAGCGGTGTCAATCAACACGTTCGCCACAGCGGCTGGCGGCGCAAAAACGATGACAACGGGCAGCAGTGTTTGGACAGTCACGGGTAGCGGTGTTGCATGGAACACCTCCACTGACGCTGCGAATGTGACGGTCAACGCCGGCGCATCCACCATCACTATGACCAGCGCCAGCGCTAAGACATTCGCTGGAGGTGGTAAGTCGTTTGGGACTCTGGCCCAAGGCGGCGCTGGCGCGTTGGCCATTAGCGGAGCAAACACCTTCGCCAACATCGCCAACACTGTGCAGCCTGCAACGATTACGTTTCCGGCCAGCACAATAACCACGGTTAGCGCGTTCAGTGTCTCGGGAACCAGCGGCAACCAGATCACGCTCAACAGTTCGACGGTCGGCGCCCGCGCAACTCTGACCGATGCGTCTGGTACGGTCAACGTCAGTTTTTGCACCATCCAGGACATTAACGCTACGGGCGGTGCAATCTGGAACTCGCTGACGAGTGCGGGCAACGTTGATGCTGGGAACAATCTGAACTGGAATTTCAGCGCGACCCCACAAACCGTAACCGAAGTAGCATACGCCCTTCGTTCATTCACCACGCCACGGAGATTTTAAAATGGCGAACAACCTCCTCAAAGTCGTTACGTCGTGCCTCGGTTACCAGCAGATCATCAGCTTGGGCACGTCGGCTGGTCTGACACTGCCAACAACCGACGCCAATGGTCTTAATTGCCCTCCCGCATTTGCCTTGATCGTTGCTGAATCCCAGGGCGTTCGCTGGCGCGATGATGGCGTTGCGCCGACCGCTTCTGTCGGTATGCCGCTTGCTGTGGGCATCCCCTTGCAATATGACGGCGACTTGAGCAAAATCCGTTTCATTGAACAAGCATCCGGTGCAAAACTGAATATCAGTTACTATCGGTGATGTTCAAAACCATTATTACCGGCGGGGTTCACCGGGGTTCCTCTGGAACATGAAATGACTGATGAAGTCCAACACCTAGCGGAAGTAGACTCCGCGCCAGCCACCGAGGTGACGGCCACCACGGGTCAGGCACAAAACGCGCCGGAAGCCGCTGAGAATCAGCAAGGGCAGATAGCCGAAGAGAAGAAATTCACTCAGGCCGAACTCGATGCGATGATCGGCAAGCGCCTCGCAAGAGAGCAACGTAAGTGGGAACGTGAGCAGCAAGCCAAGCAAGCAGAGATGCAAGCGCGGCAGTCGGTGCCAGCAGAGTTACCGCCTGCTGATCAGTTTGAAACCACGGAAGCATATGCGGAAGCATTGGCTGTCCGTAAGGCCGAAGAACTGATCGCACAGCGAGAAATTCAAAAGCAACGCGCTCAGATTGAGGACGCCTACGCAGAGCGTGAGGAAGACGCTCGGGTCAAGTACGCCGACTTTGAACAGGTCGCTTACAACCCGAACATCCGAGTCACCGATGTAATGGCAGGGGTAATCAAAGCGTCCGACATCGGGCCTGATCTGGCCTACTGGCTGGGCAGTAACCCGAAAGAAGCTGATCGCATCTCGCGTCTGTCGCCGCTCCTACAAGCGCGTGAAATTGGGAAGATCGAAGTCAAACTTGGCACCGAACCTCCCCAAAAGAAAACAACGTCTGCGCCGGCGCCGATTTCCCCGGTGACTGCTCGCGCTGTGAACCCGGGTATCACTGATACCACCGATCCTCGGTCTGTCCAGACCATGAGTGCGTCGGAATGGATCGCCGCTGAGCGTCAACGACAAATCGCCAAGGCTCGGGCACTCCGCAACCGTTAATTTAGGACTTGAGTCATGGCAAACAGCCTTCTTACCATTGACATGATCACGCGCAAATCTCTGGAGATTCTGGAGAACAACCTCGTGATCACCCGCAACGTGAACCGCCAGTACGATGACAGCTTTGCTGTCGAAGGCGCAAAGATCGGTTCGACCCTGCGTATCCGCCTGCCCGACCGCGCTCTGGTGACTGACGGTGCCGCCCTGCAAGCTCAGGACGACAACGAACAGTACACCACCCTGACCGTGGCATCGCAGAAGCACGTTGGCATCAACTTCACCTCTGCCGAACTGACCATGCAGTTGGACGACTTCGCTGAGCGTGTTCTGAAGCCTCGCATCAGTCAGTTGGCATCCACCGTGGACGCTGACGTTGCCAACGCATTCAAGCAGTTCGGTAACTCTGTTGGTACCCCCGGCACTGCCCCCAGCACCGCGCTAGTGATGCTGCAAGCCCAGCAGAAGCTGAACGAAAACGCCGCCACCATGTCGCCGCGCTACCTGACCGTGAACCCCGCCGCCAACGCTGCGCTGGTGAACGGCTTGTCCGGCTTCTTCAACCCCACCGACGTGATCTCCCGCCAGTTCAAGAACGGCATGATGGGTGAGAATGTGCTGGGTTACGAGGAAGTGAACATGAGCCAGTCGATCAAGTCGTTCACCGTCGGCACCCGTGCCGCCGCTACCGGCTCGACATCTGCCGCCGTGACCACTGAGGGTGCAACCACCATCGCCATCACTGGCGCTGGTAACAACACCACCGTGAAAGCTGGCGACGTGTTCACCGTGGATGGCTGCTTTGCCGCCAACCCGCAGACCCGCGAGTCCACCGGTTCGCTGTTCCAGTTCGTCGCTCTGGCTGACGTGACTCTGGGTTCGTCTGGTGAAGGTAACATCACCGTGGCTCCGATGTACTCGTCCTCCAGCGCTCTGGCTACCGTCGTGAGCCTGCCTGGCAGCAGCAAGGCTGTGACCTTCATCGGCGCTTCTGGTGGCACCTACGCTCAGAACCTCGCTTACCATCGTGACGCCATCGCGTTCGCCACCGCTGACCTGCTGCTGCCGCAAGGCGTGGACATGGCCAGCCGTGCCGTTCACAACGGCATCAGCCTGCGGGTGGTTCGCCAGTACGACATCAACAACGACCGTATGCCGTGCCGTGTTGACGTTCTGTATGGCTACAACACGATCCGTCCGCAGATGGGCTGCCGTATGTGGGGCTAATCTGAAACCGGGGGCTTCGGCCCCCGTTTCCCGAACTCAATCTTGAAAGGAAATTGTCATGGCTCTCCCTAATGGTGGCGGTGGTTACCAACTCGGCGCAGGTAATGTCTCTGAAGCTCAACTGCTGGTGCAAGGCGCCCCGACCGCTCTGACCGCTGCTGCGACCGCAACGGCTGCTCAACTATCGAATGGTCTGTTCACCTTCAACGGCACCGCCGGCAACCTGACTCTGCCCACCGTGGCAGATCTGGAAGCTGGCATCCCGAACGCTGTCAAAGTGAACGCTGCTTTTGACTTCTATGTCATCAACATCGACGCTGCTGGCTCGGATGCCATCACGGTCGCCGTCGGCACCGGCTGGACTCTGGTCGGCGCTGGTACGGTGTCCGCTGGCACTTCGGGTCACTTCCGCGCCCGCAAGACCGGCGACGGTGCTTGGACTTGCTACCGCATTTCCTAATCGTTAGCAACTGAAAACAGGGCTTCGGCCCTGTTTCATTATCATGAACGTCGTACTCGTACACCCCATCCACGGCGCCAAAGTTGCCATCAACGCGCAAGAACTCGAACACGACGAAAAACTCGGATGGACGCGCTACACCCCCGACGCGCCCGCTGAGAAACCGGTTGAATCGGCATCCGTCGAAGAATCGCCTACCAAGCGCAAGTATTCGCGTCGTGTGACCCGACAACCTATCGAACAGCCCAACAGCGACACGCTGGCAAGCGACGAATCCGAAGAGATCTGAAATGGCTACTACGGCGGGCGATCAAATTAACCGGGCGTTGCGGTTGCTCGGCGTATTGGCCGAAGGTGAAACCCCGTCAGCGGCAACAAGCCAAGACGCGCTTCTGGCAATGAACCAGATGATCGACTCGTGGAACACCGAGCGGTTGTCTGTCTTCGCCACCCAAGACCAGGTTTTCAGTTGGCCTGCGGGCGAGATTCGTCGCACCCTCGGCCCCACTGGCGACTTCGTGGGTAACCGTCCTGTGCTGCTGGACACTGCCACTTACTACCGCGCCCCCAGCGGCGTGTCGTATGGCATCAAGTTCATCAACCAAGACCAGTACAACGGCATCGCTGTCAAGACGGCCACATCCACTTTCCCGCAGGTCATCTTCGTCAACGAGACATTCCCCAATGTCGAGATGTTCGTCTACCCCAAACCCACACAGGTTTTGGAGTGGCATTTTGTCTCGGTGCAGGAATCGGCACAACCAGCCGATCTGGCGACCCAGTTGTACTTTCCACCTGGGTACATGCGAGCCTTCACCTACAACTTGGCGATGGAGATCGCCCCCGAGTTCGGCGTTGAGCCGTCGCCACAGGTTCAGCGTATTGCCATGACCAGCAAGCGCAACTTGAAGCGCATCAACAACCCGGACGACATCATGAGTATGCCCTACGCTGTCGTGGCGAACCGGCAACGGTTCAATATCTACGCCGGTAACTTCTGATGAAGACCCCGATCCTCGGTTCCTCCTACGTCGCTCGCAGCGTCAATGCTGCGGACGCACGCATGGTCAATCTGTTCCCTGAGATCATCCCAGAGGGGGGCAAAGAGCCAGCGTTTTTGAACCGCGCACCGGGCCTCAAGTTAAAGGTATCCGTGGGCATCGGGCCGATTCGGGGCATGTGGGAGTTCAACGACAACCTGTACGTGGTCAGCCGCGACAAGTTGTACAAGGTGGACTCCACCTACGCAGTGACCACGCTGGGCACCGTGGCGGGCACCAGTGGTCCAGTCAGCATGGCCGACAACGGCACTCAGTTGTTCGTGGCTTGCAACGGTCCCGGCTACATATACAACGCCACGACCAACGCCTTCGCCCAAATCACGGACAGTGATTTTCCGGGCGCGGTGACCGTGACCTACCTTGATGGGTATTTCGTATTCAACGAGCCCAATAGCCAGAAGATTTGGGTCACCGGATTGCTGGATGGTCTGAGCGTAGACCCGTTGGACTTCGCCAGCGCCGAAGGCTCCCCGGACGGTGTGGTTGGCATCATTGCGGACCATCGGGAAGTCTGGGTGTTTGGCACCAACTCGGTCGAGGTTTGGTACAACAGCGGCAACGCAGACTTCCCCCTGTCGCGCATCCAGGGTGCGTACAACGAACTGGGATGTGCTGCCCCGTACTCAATTGCCAAGATGGACAACGGCCTGTTCTGGCTGGGCAAAGATGCCCGAGGCCAGGGCATCGTCTACCGGGCCAACGGCTACACCGGCCAGCGCGTCTCGACCCATGCTGTTGAGTGGCAAATCCAGCAGTACGACAACATGTCGGACGCCATCGGGTACACATACCAACAGGACGGCCACAGCTTCTACGTACTGATCTTTCCGCAGGCCGACACGACATGGGTCTATGACGCGGCAACGCAAGCATGGCACGAGCGGGGCGGGTTTACCAACGGTGAGTTCACCCGTCACCGCAGCAACTGCCAAGCATTCTTCCAAGGCGATGTATTGGTGGGTGACTACCAAAACGCCAATGTTTACGCATTCGACCTTGAGAACTACTCGGACAACGGCAGCATCCAGAAGTGGCTTCGGTCATGGAGGGCGCTGCCCACCGACCAGAACAACCTTAAACGCACCGCGCAACACAGCCTTCAGCTTGATCTGGAGACAGGCGTGGGTTTGACCCTTGGCCAAGGCAGTGACCCTCAAGTCATGCTGCGCTGGTCTGACGATGGCGGGCACACATGGTCCAGCGAGAAATGGGTCAGCATCGGTAAGATCGGCGAATACTACCGCCGCGCTATCTGGCGTCGTCTGGGGATGACGATGAAAATCCGCGACCGTGTGTATGAGGTCAGCGGCACCGACCCCGTGAAGATTGCTATTGTGGGCGCGGAACTACTCGTGAGCCCGACGAATGCCTAACCCGGTCAACGTACCAATCACGCCACCACGGGTCGCGTTTATTGACCCGCGATCGGGCACAGTCTCGCGTGAATGGTATTTGTTTTTCCTGTCCTTGTTTCAGTCACAGGGCGGCAGCAGCATTTCACTTGACGATGTACAAAAAGGACCACCTGCGCTGACGGTTGACGAGGTCGATCACATTGTCAACAACGCCAGCGAAAACCTTGCGCCATCGCAAGACGGGCTGTTGGCGCAGACTGCCGAGTTGCAGAAAGAGATGCTGGGGTTGCAATCGACCCCGTCGCAAAATGATCTGTTGGCGCAGAATGCCGAGTTGCAAAAACAGATTCAAGCGTTGCAATCGGCCCCGTCGCAAAATGATCTGTTGGACCAGATTGCCGAATTGCAAAAACAGATTCAAGCGTTGCAGGTCGCCCCGCAGTTCGATGTTGGTGTGGTCACTGCGGCGATTGCTGGATTGAGGTCAGCCCCGGCGACCAAGACTACCGACTTCACAGTTGCTGGCAATGAGACTTGGTTGATCAGCAACAAGTCCGGTTCGACTTGCACCGCGACGTTGCCCAGCGCCAGCACCAATGTTGGCCGGGTCCTGCATTTCCAGAATTACCAAGCCCAAACCCTCGTGTCAGCTTCGGTTAATGTGGTGCCGCTGGCTGGTGGTGCTGCCACGACGGCCATCTTGCCAGCCGTGGTCGGTGCAAACGCCACCTTGGTTTCCGATGGCACAAATTGGATAATGACGCAGTAGGACTCCAACGATTCGTTGGGACCCTCATAAGGAGTTCAACATGACAGTCACCGTCAAAGTTCTGGTCCCGGCAAAAACTGTCGAGAACACCCAGACCACGCAGTACACGGCCACTAACGTGACCACCATCATTGACAAGTTCACGGCGACCAATTACAGCGCCTCGGCTGCAACGATCTCGGTCAACTTGGTCACTACCGCTGGTACCGCCGGTAACACCAACCTGGTTACCAAGACCAAGACGCTCCAGCCGTCCGAGATTTACACGTTCCCGGAACTGGTGGGTCAGGTCTTGGGGAGTGGCGATTTCATCTCGACGATTGCCGGGACGGCCAGCGCAATCAACATGCGGGTCAGTGGTCGTGAGGTGACTCAGTGAAAGTAACCTACGGTGACGGGTTCGGGGTTGCGCCGCAGCAGATAATGCGGCAGAAGGTGGAATCACTACAGCGGGAGTTAACCAAGCTGCCGCAATACGAACCTGAGACAAAGCACTACTTCCATGGCGGCATGTACTGCCGTGAAGTGTTTCGTCACGCCGGGGTGCTCGTGGTCGGCGCAGTCCACAAAAAAGAACATTTTTATATCATCGTGTCGGGAACTGTCCAGATCACGGACGGTGATGGAAATGCACAAGAGGTCACCGGACCGCACTTGTTTCAAAGTAAACCCGGGACAAAGCGGGCGGTGTATGCGGTTACCGACACGCTTTGCATGACCTTCCACACCACCGAGTCAAAGACAGTCGAAGAAGCCGAAGCCGAATTGGTGGAGGTTGACCCCGATTCGATGTACATTCTCGGTAATCAGGTCAAACACAAAGAAATCGAGGGGCAGCCATGACTTTTTGGGTTGCTGGTTCCGTTGTCGCCAGTTCTCTTATTGGTGCGAGTGCTTCTAAAAGTGCAGCAGGCACCCAGGCCGCTGCCGCTGGTAGTGCGGCACAGCTTCAGAACGAGCAGTATCGCCAAACACGCGAAGATCAAATGCCTTGGCTCAAGGCAGGCGAACAGGCGCTCAATAAGCTGGTGCCGCTGGCAACCGATTACACCCCGTTCGGCATGTCTCAATTCCAAGCTGACCCGGGTTATGGGTTCCGTATGTCAGAAGGCATGAAGGCGTTGGAACGGTCAGCCGCAGCCCGTGGTGGCCTGCTCTCGGGTGCCACGCTCAAAGGCATCCAACGCTTTGGTCAAGACCTCGGCTCTCAGGAGTACCAAAATGCTTTCAATCGGTATCAAACCGAACGCGCAGCACGCCTCCAGCCGTTGCAGTCCCTCGCGGGGGTTGGTCAAACTACTGCGCAGCAACTTGGGCAAGCTGGTCAAACGATGGCGTCCAACGTCGGGGAATCCCTGACGAGTGGCGCTGCTGCTCGTGCATCCGGCTATGTGGGGGGTGCCAATGCACTCACTCAAGGTCTGGGCACTTACCTGAACTACTCGCAGGGTCAGAACATGCTGAACGCGCTTCGCGTTCCAACGTCAACGATCCCCCCGACCACATACCCATCGTACCAAGTACCGTACATGGCTACTATGGGGTAAAGAGTCAACATGGCTATCAACCCCGCAATCGCTCTCGGTGTCAAAGGTATCGAACTCCAAGACCCGTTGGCCCAATACGGTCGTGTAATCGCGATCCAGAACGCCCAACAGCACAACCAACTGGCGCAGTTGCAAATGCAGCAAGCCCAGCGTGAACAAGACGCCACCAACGCGCTCAACCGCGCCTATGCTGAAGCCTACAACCCTCAGACCGGCGACGTGGACATCAATCGTCTGCGCACCTCGATGGCGTCAGGAGGCTACGGCTCCAAGCTGCCCGACATTGAAAAGAAACTTGGTGACGCCAAAACCCAGCGCCTGACCCAATCCAAGACCGAAGGTGAGGTGCTAGACGCCGCGCTTAAGCGTTCCCGTGGCTTTCTTGAAACGCTGGACCCCAACGCCCCCAATGCTGCCGAAGCGTATGTCGCATGGCACGAGGCCAACCACAAAGATCCGATCATTGGACCTGCGTTAGCTGCCCGTGGAGTGACTGCCGATCAATCCCGCGACCGCATCGCACAACTGATCCAGACTCCCGGCGGTCTTGCTCGACTGATTAATGAGTCGAAGCTGGGCACCGAAAAGTTCATGGAAATGAACAAGCCGCAGTTGTCCACCACCGACGTGGGCGGGCAGGTCGTGTCGCGCACGTTCCAGCCGGTCACCGGCGAACTCAAGACCATCGGAACTCAGACCAAGACAATGGGCCCGGGTGAAGCCGATCGCATCCGCAACGAAGGTCTACGCATCGGCCTCGAAGGTCGCCGTGTCGCGGTGTTGGAGGAAAACGCACGTCGGGAAGCCGATCCTGCGTTCCAGCAGCGCATGGGCGCAGCCAAAGCAACAGGCGAAGCCATCGCCAAGGGCAGTGTGGCAGCGCAGCAAGCATTGCCGCAGATCATTAGTCGTGCCGAAGACGGTATCCGCTTGATCGACGAGTTGGTCGGCAAACGTGACTCCAAGACCGGTCAACTGCTCAAAGGTGAGAAACCGCACCCCGGCTTTGAGGGTGCAGTGGGTGCCACTTGGCTTCCGGGTTATCGACTCGTCCCGGGCACCAATGAAGCTGGCTTCATGGCTCGATTCGACCAGATTAAAGGCGCCTCGTTCCTCGAAGCGTTCCAGGCTCTCAAGGGTGGCGGCGCAATCACGGAAAAAGAAGGTGCAAAGGGTACGGACGCCATCAATCGGATGTCCACCTCGACCGATGAAAAGGAGTTCATCCGAGCAGCGATGGACCTTCAAGACGTGATCCGCAAAGGCGTGTCAAACGCTCAATATCGCGCTGGTGGGGCAGCACCCGCTGCACCCACTGCACCAGCAGCCGGCGGCGTCAAGTTCTTGGGGTTTGAATAATGCCTATCGCCCGCTTCCAGCTACCCGATGGTCGCGTGGCTCGGTTCGAGGTGCCTGAGGGCACTAGCCCCGAGCAAGCGCAGTCAATGATCCAATCCCAATTGCCAGCGATCAGCCAACCCGCTGCACCTGGGCTACCTGAGTCGCTGCGCCCACGCACCGCCGCATCCGAGGGTTCCCCCGGTGCTCGGCAAGACCTGACCACAACCCAACGGGTGTATCAGGCTGTTCGCCCCTACGCCGCCCCGGTAGTCGAGGCGCTAGGTGCTGGCGGTGGTGCTCTGCTGGGCGGTGGTGCTGGAACGGTGCTCGGCCCCGTGGGCACGGCCACCGGTGCCGTGGGTGGCGCTGGTCTGGGCTACGGCATCGCCAAGGAGGCCCTCGAACTGGCCGACGTGTACCTCGGCGGCAAGGCCCCGCGCCAAGGAGCAGCACATGTCATCGAGCCGGTGCGCAACATTCTCGAAGGTGCCACCTTTGAAGCAGGTGGGCGTGTCGTTGGTCCGCTGCTCCAAAAGGGTCTGGGGAAACTGGCCGATCTGCGCCAGATGCCCCAGAACAAGGCGGCCAGCATCGCCCGCAACGCCCTCGGCCCGGACCTGCCCGAGGCGATCAACGCCCTCAAGGCTTCGCAGGGTACGGGTGTGAGTGCCGCGCAGGCTACTGCCGACATCAACAGCCCGACATGGCAGGCGTTGATCGCCCGCACCACGGCCCGCGATCCTCGTTTCCTGCGGGCGCTGGAGGAGTCCCAAGGCGAAGTATCGCTCAACGCTTTAGTCAAGCTGGCAGGCGGTGCCACGGCAACCGATGTCCGCACGACCAACCAAGTCGCCAAACAGACCCTCAACGACATCACCAGCCCTGCCCGCCAGGCTTCGCTGTCCCGTGCCAACAAGGGCATGGAAGTAGCGGCGCTGGAGAACCAAGCCGTGCAAGATGCAGCCGCTGCTGCTCAAAAGGTGCAGCAAGTTCGGACGCTGGAAAGTGGCAAAAACAAAGCAATCGACGCCTATTACAAATACGGTATCGATGACACGACTGGCACAATCATCCCCGGCCAGCAAGCCGATCACATGGGAAGATTGGCGCAAGATGCTGAACGCTGGGCATCGAAAGCCGCTGATGCCTCCCTCGATCTCGGCCAAGGTTCTCGTTACTCTCAAGCCGCTGCCGACACTTTGCGTGCTGCTGGCATTAAGCCGTTGGAAACTCAGCCGCTGGTGGACAGCCTGCACAAGATCACCCGCGACCCTGAGTTTGCTGGCAACGATGTCATGAGGGCGTCCGTGGACAACCTGACCCGCGATTTGATCGAGTGGACAGGCAAGGGCGGTGTCATCGACGCCAGAGCCCTCGACGCAATCCGCAAGAACTCGGTCAACGCCGCTGTGCGTGACCTGCTCAAAGGTCAAGACCCAGGCGTCCAGCGCGAGGCCGCTGCCTCGGTCATGGCCCGCGTCAAACCCATGATCGTGGACGCCGTGGAGGCTGCTGGTGGTAAAGGCTACCGATCCTATCTCGAAGACTACGCCAAGGGGATGCAGGACATCGCTAAGCAGAAACTCAGCGGTGAAGCCCTGGACCTGTGGAAAAACGACAAGGACGCCTTTGTGCGCCTGGTGAAAGGCGAGTCGCCGGAAACTGTGGAAAAGATTCTCGGCCCGGGCAAATACAACATCGCAGTCGAGTTGGCCGAAAACACACTGGACACCTTGCATTCCGAGGCAGCCAAGGTGCTGCGCAACGCCACCATCAAGTCGCAAGTTGAAGGTGGCCAGACCGCGCTCAAGGAACTGTTGCTCCAGCACATGAGCAAGTTCCGTTTTCCGTCGTACATGAGTGCCCTGATCACAGCGACCAATAAGTCGCTGAACATCTTGGAAAACAAAATCGGTCGGAAAACGATGGGAACTTTGACCGAGGCACTCAAAACACCCGAGGGTGCTGCGAACCTGCTGGAGTCGCTGCCCGCTGCCGAGCGCACCCGGGTATTGCGACTGATCGGTGATCCGTCAAAGTGGAGTGCGCCAGCCCGCGCGACAGTGACTGGCACAACCGCCGCCGGTGTCAACATGCTGGCACCTGATCGCAATGTTGAAAATGAGTTTGTGAGGTAACACCGATGTCGTTCGAAAATGCTGAAATCGACCCAGTGAAATACGGGGGTCTGTTGCAAAAAGTGCAGGATATGGATAAGAAGGTGGACAAGATGGAACGCCAGCTTGAACAGCTTTTGGAACTCGCCAACAAGGGCAAAGGTGGCCTGTGGTTCGGCATGACCGTGGTGTCAGCGGTGTCGGGCGTCGTTGTCTTCGTCATCAACCACTGGAAAGGCAACTGACGTGTTCCAGCTTGGTCCCAGATCAAAGATGCGTCTTCAAGGGGTCCACCCGGACCTTGTGAAAGTCGTCGAACGTGCCATTCACATAACCACGGTGGACTTCCTCGTGCTCGAAGGTGTCCGCGATCCCCATCGCCAGCGCACACTGGTGGCATCAGGGGCCAGCCAGACAATGAACTCCCGGCACCTGACAGGTCACGCCGTCGATCTGGGGGCATGGGTGGACGAACAGGTCAATTGGTCGTGGCCGCTATACGACAAGATCGCTGCTGCAATGAAGGAAGCGGCCAACCAGGTCAAAGTCCCAATCGAGTGGGGTGGGGACTGGAAGTCGTTCAAGGACGGCCCGCATTTTCAACTGCCTCACAAGGAGTACCCCTGATGGACCCGTTAACCATTCTTGCCGCCCTCGGTCCGTTGGCCGTTGACTTAGGGAAATCCCTTATTGGTCGGTTCATCCAGACCGACACTTACAAGCCGGTGAACGTAGACGAGTACGTCAAGATGCGCCAGCTCGATCTGGATATGTTCAAGGCCATGAACGATGCAGGGGGCACCAACCCCTCATATCCTTGGGTTGAGGCTGCGGTGCGCCTGATGCGCCCTGCTGTCGGTGTCCTTGTGCTGGGTACTTGGGCGTATCTCAAGGTCAACAGCGTTAACAGCGAGTCCGTAGACAACTTTGCCAGCGCTGTTGGGTTCTATTTGTTTGGCGACCGCACCCTGTTTTACGCTCGCAAGAGCAAGTAAAGAACCGGGACACAGAACACCCACCCGAGAATTGCGAGGAGTGCCCACTTTGCCAGCGCCTTCAGTTGTCGGGCTACGTAGAACCTAAACACTGATTCTGGGTGTTTCGGGTATCGGTGTTTCACTTTTGCCAATCTTGCAGGGCAATCGCGGCCCTGGTTGCAGTTCCCGTACTCGTCGCAGCATTTCATCTTTGACAATCTCCTCTGTGGTGAACCGGTGAAGGTTGGCGCATTCATAGCGACGCACTGTGGTGTTTCTAGTCTTACGGGTGCGGGTCTCCTTAACCGAAGTCCAAGCCCCGCATTCTGGGCATTTCATGCTCATGACGCCGCTCTCCACTTCACCCCGAGATTGAACGCGCTGTTCATGGTCGTGCGAGACTTTGCCCGGGCGTAGTATTCCCGCTTGACCTTGAGTTGGTCAGCCTTGGGCCTCTTGGCATTAGGCTTGTCACCCATCGCGTAGACGGCCCGTGGGTATTTACGGGAGCCGTCGTGGTCGTGGATGTACCGCACAACATGGATGCGTTTGACCCCGGCCTTGGTGCGCTTGCTCATGCGCCGCAGGACTGCGTGGGCGTCATATCGGGTGACCCCCAAATGCTCGGCCAACTCCATCGCAGTGATCTCGCCGAACTCGGCAATGGCGGCAATGGCAGCAATGACTCGCTTTCCACGGTTCAGTGCACCCAAGGTGCCTCCTCCGGTAGGTGAAAAGACAATGTGGTCATGCTTGCTCCTCGGTGCCGTTGCGCAGATAGGCCGTCAGGCGCTCGACCTGCGCCTCGCGGTACTTGCACATGGCGTCGGCGTATTCGCGGGCTGTCTGAGCCTCCAACAGCCCTCGCTTGCTGTCTTCCAGTTCCAGCAGGGCCAAGGTTTCGGCGCTTGGGGTTGTGTACACACTTTTCAGCCAGTCGATGGTTTCACGGATCATTTTGCAACTCCTTGCCTGGGCCATCCCAGCTTGGCCAGGTCAGTCATCACGTTTGCCAGTGCTGGCAGGTTCTTGGTCGGCTGCGCCTCAGTCGGGTAGTATTTCTTGAACTCGGGAAAAGCTGTCAGTGCTTGATTGAGTGTGTTGATGCCCCCGAACGCAGCGATCAGCTTGAGGCGCATGCCATCGCGCTCTTGCTCCTCCTTCTCGTACGGTGCAACGATCTCGTTGATCTGTGCATCGGTCACGTCACCCACAATGGTATTGCCCCATTTGGAATACTGGTTGGTGTACTTAACGTTTTTCTCACGCAGCGCCTTGGGTCTGGTCTTGTACACCTCGCGCACCTCGGGTGACATCGCCTTGACGATAGCATTGACGATTGCCTCGCTTCGCTTCACCTTGTCGATAGGTTGGGTGTCTTGCATGATGGCTAGGACGATGGTTTCTTTGTGCAGTTTGGTTAGCTTCATTACACTTACTCCTCAGTGGTTAGTGTGCAACAAGTGTACCACACTTTCAGTAAAGACCGTCAAGCACCGGCGATTGGTAATTTGGGCCTTTGGTGATCTTGCCGTTTTGGTCACGGATCGGTCGACCGTTCTCGTCGAATTTTGACCAGTTGCTAGTGTTCACGCGCTTACATGCGTGTGCGCCTTTCATACCCGCGCAGTAGGCCGCACCGACACCAGTGACGACTTGATCAGCGATGCTGTCAAGGAACTCTTTGCGGTTGGTGATTTGCGCACTCACGACCCCCTTTTTCAACCAGTCAGCCAACATGTGCATGACCTCTCGGGCGTCCGATAGCGCACTGGGGGCACCGAGTAATTTGATGGTGTCCATCATCTCGACGATCTCTTCAAAATGGCATCCAAGCTGCACGTTGAAGTCTTTGTCGGTGGGATCAGGGCGGGCGCGTTTGTGCCAGAGTTCAATGGCTTCAATCGTCATCTTCATACTCCTTTGGATTGACGGTATTGCTTGACTGCGTTTCGCAGCCCTGCTTGGGTTGCGGCTTTCTCGTCGAGGGCCAATGCTTGTGCTTGGTCGAGGGTGCTCTGCATCAGGATGCGGTGGCACATGACCGGTGCCCCTTGACCTTGGCGGCGCACCCGAGCGTTGAACTGCTCGTACAGGTCCAGCGACCAGTTGAGGCCATACCATACGAGGATATGGCCGTTTTTCTGGAGGCCGTCGATACCGTGGCCCATCGACGCCGGGTGGCCGATCATCAGTTGGCAGTCGCCAGTTTTCCAGCGGTGCATGGCATTTGTGAGCGCAGCCTCGCTCTTGCACTCAGTCAGGTTGATCGGGCGCAGATCTTTGAACCGGGTCATGATCCGTTCGGCATCGCTGCGGTAGGCGTAGGCGCACAGGATCGGTGAACCTTGGGCTTCGTCGATGATGTCCTCAAGGGCGTCCAGCTTCATGTCATGCACCGGCTCCCACAGTGGCATCCCGGCAACCGGGTACATGGCTCCGTTAGAGAACTGCAAACACTTGTTGGTCAGGGTCGCCTGGTTGAACGCCTCGATCTCCTTACCGCTGTCGAGCACCATGAAGAACTCTTTTTCCAGCCTGTCGTACTTGGCCCGCAGATCGTCGGGCATCTCGATCTCGATGTTGTTGACGATCAGGTCAGGCAGCGGGTTGTAGTCCTCAGCCGACATCTCCAGCGTGATGTCGCCGATCAGCTTCTTGATTGTGTCCTCAGTGTCCTCGTAGGGCACTTCCTTGTACGGCCCAACCTTGCGGTAAAACCGGGTACGGAACGCCGTCTTGCTGGTGCCCAGACGATCGCCACGGTCCACCACGAGGAACTGCCCGTGGAGGTCCTTGTAACCATTGCTGGCCGGGGTGCCAGTGAGGCCAGTGGTCCAGTCGAACTGGTCAGCGATTTTGCGAAACGCCTTGACCCGGTTCGTGGCGCTATTCTTCATCTTGCTGATCTCGTCCCAGACGATCCCGTTAAACGGCATCGGGCGATCCTTCTTGATGAAATAGGTCTGTAAGGTCTCAGCAAGCCAGCCAAGATTCTCGTAGTTCACCATGTACACGTCAGCAGGGCGTAGCAAGGCGCGGGTGCGCTGGTCCTTGGTGCCCGCGACCATGCTGAAGCGCAGGTGCTTGGTGTGCTCCCACTTCACAGCCTCCTGGCGCCAGACCAGCCGGATAACCCGGATCGGGGCGACGATGACCACGCCACGCAGAAAGCCGGTGTTGACCAAATGCGCGAGGCTGGTCAGCGTGATGATGGTCTTTCCCAAGCCCATGTCCAACCACAGCATCGAGTTGGGGCGGGTACACTGGAAATTGACCGCCTTCTTCTGATAGCCGTGGAGTAGGTCAGGGGTTAGCATTGCCCACCCCACTGTGCAGCCATAGCATCAGCGATGCCTTGGTAAGTTGTGCTGCGGAGCTTCCATCGGTCTGGTGATGGAGGCATCTTGTGGATGCGGGCCGCCAATACTTTCAGCATCCCATCACCATTAGATCGACCATTGCTTTGCCGTCGTCCACGTTGTCCACCACGAACAAGGACACCTTGTGCTGGCGCAACCTATCGTGTTCACGCTCCTGCGCTGGTGTGGGCTTCTGCCC